TACTAATTTCAGGCATTATTTAAAAAAGAGATTTGACTTGATTAATAACGCTAAAAACTTAAAGTTTGATCTCGATGAAATTGATGTGTTTGGATATTTAATATCAAATGATGAGACTAATAAGAAAACATTGGATATTATAAGTGAATACGGAGAAAAAGGTAGTCAAATAGATTTTAGTATCTCAAATGGCATATATCGAAAGAAAATTAATGAGGAAACAAGTACCATGTTTATTAATAGTCGAATCCACGATTTCGTTGAAGACAAGAATCAAAAATCAATCGAAAGAATATTCGGTTTAATAGAGTAGTATTTTCAAGGAACTAAAAAAAATTAACAGGAGCAATAGATGTCTAAAATTGTCAATTTAAAAATAGAGTATGAGCGACTTCGGTCGCTTTTTTCATCTGTTGATGAAACAAAAACAAAACTGGTAGACAATCTTATTGAACAAGCAGCATTTATGAAGATTGAACTTGGAATCCTTCAGGACCAAATAAGAAAACATGGAGCTATTCAGATATCAAATAAAGGTGCTCAAAGACAAACTGAAGCAGCGAAGTATTATACAAAACTAGTGAATTCATATGGAACAGTCATCAAAACTCTTAATTCCATAATGGGGAAAAATATTATTGATGAAGATGATGAGTTTGACAAGTTCATAGGTAGAATGTCATAATGAATTATTTATTGAGATATTATGATGAGATACAAAAGGGTAATATTATTGTTGGAAAAGAACTATTGACAGTCTTAGAATCACTCATTAAAGATATTGATAACCCAAGATACATTTTTGATGAACGTCCTGGGAATATTCGAATCGAGTTTATTGAAACTTTTTGTAAACATACCAAGAGTCCATTTAATGGTGAACCATTTATTTTAGAACTATGGGAGAAAGCAATCCTTCAGGCAGCCTATGGATTTAAGATGGCGGAAACAAATCTAAGAAGATTCAATGAAGTAATACTACTCATAGCTAGAAAGAATGGAAAGACTACATTCATTGCAGGTATAGATCTTGCAGAATTTTTTCTATCAAAAGGCGGTGTTGATATCGTATGTGCATCTAATACCTCAGAACAAGCTAACATCTTATTTGATGAAATCAATAATATGCGAGAAGGCTCAAAAGCTCTATCCAATGAAAAAAGAAGTAAAAAAAATATCTTCCACATATACTCGCCAAAAACCAAAAACAAAATAAAGAAACTATCTGCTCAATCAAGAAATAAGGATGGCTACAATATTGAGGTTGGTTGTATTGACGAAGTTCATGAAATGACGGATTCAAAAGTCTATGATGCCATAAAACAAAGTCAATCAACTAAAGAAGAGCCGTTAATCTTTATCATTACAACTGAAGGTAATACAGTAGGTGGTTTCTTAGATAGTAAACTTGATTATGTTAGAAAGATGATCAAAGGGGAGATTGACGATGAGCGTGTACTTCCCTGGTTATACACTCAAGACTCAATTAATGAAATCTACGAAGATAAAAAAACATGGCAAAAAAGTAACCCAAGCTTAGGCACTGTTAAGACTTACTCATATCTCGAGGATTTAATGAATAAATCCAGACACGACTTAGCAACAAGAGTTACCATGCTTTGTAAAGACTTCAACGTTAAACAATTAGAACAAGGATCATGGTTAACTTATAATGATCTAAATAATGAAGCTATCTATGATATCAATGAGCTAAGAAATAGTTACGCCATTGGAGGTGTTGACTTATCATCAACCACCGACCTTACAGTAGCACTCTTATTGCTAATCAAAGATGGTAAGAAGTATGTTATCCCACAATTTTTTATGCCGAGTGAAGTTATTAAACGTAGGAAAGAAGAAGATAACGTACCTTATGACATCTGGGTTCAACGAGGTTTAATTACAGTAACTGAAGGTAATCAAAATGACTTCACACTTGTAACACAGTGGTTTCTAATGATGATTAGAACCTATGAAATCAGACCACTTTGGGTTGGGTATGATCCATGGAATAGTCAGTACTGGACTAAAGAAATGGAAGATTTAGGTTTTGAAATGGAAAAGGTCAGACAAGGGATATATTCCTTATCAGAACCAATGAAACAATTAGAAGCAGATCTAAAAAATGGTAATGTGATATACAATAATAATCCAATAATGAAATGGAACTTATCGAATACCCAAGCTAAGATTGATATCAACGGTAACATTCAGCCATCAAAACTTGGAAGCAAGTATAAAAGGATAGATGGAGCTGTAGCACTCATCATCGCATATGCAGTATTTAATAGATATAAAATTGAGTATGAAAACATGATATAATAAAGAGGTGACATTATGAAATTTATAAGATCAACAATTTCACAAAGTGGCAATTACACAATGTATTATTGTGACGAAGGCAAAGTTATACGTGTTTATGAAATTACTAAAGCAGATATTGAAGCTTTTAAAATGAGTAATAATGACGTAGAAAAGAAAGCTATTGTAGACAAATATCAGAAACTAGATATGCTACAAAATTGCATTTAAAGTCATAATAATAGGAGGTCTCAATGGCCATATTTAAACGAAAGAAAAAACAGGGCTCAGCTGAGTCCTTTAAATTTGTAAATGAAATAAATCTACCGCTTACAAGCTTTGGAAACAACATCTCAAAATCAGATGTTGTAAAGATTGCGATTGATAGGATAGCAAGCCAGTGTGCAAAACTAAAACCAAGATACATAAAGAAAGCGAACGATAAGACAGTTACGGAGAAATCTGGCAAACTGTCTTTTATTTTAAAGCATCAACCCAATGAGGTCATGACTCCTTACCAATTTATTTATATGGTGATTACGACACTACTCATGAACGACAATGCATTTATCTATCCTATGTTTGATGGTTCAACCGGTGAAATCAAAGCTCTTTATCCGCTTAAACCATCCATTGTTGAACCAATCATAGATTCAGGTGGTAGTTACTATTTAAAGTTCAGCTTTGATAGAGAAGAATCCTTCACGATTCCATATGAGAACATAATTCACATTAAAAGGTTTTATCATACGAATCAGATCTTTGGTGGATCAAGTTCTAAAGGTGACCAAGAAGCACTCTTAAAGACAATCCAAATCAATGAGAATGTGCTTCAAGGTATCGATAATGCTCTTAAGAGTTCGATGCAGATTAAGGGACTTCTTAAAATGAGTGCTATGTTAAGTGAAACAGATAAGAAAAAGCAACTTGATTCATTTAATGAGATACTCAAAGAGTCCATTAGAAATAAAGGCAGTTCAATTATTCCTGTGGATTTAAAAGGTGATTATGTACCTTTAACAACAGATCCAAAGCTAATAGACAAGGATACCTTAGAGTTCTTACAATCAAAAATCCTAGATTACTTTGGTGTATCAGTTCCAATCTTTCATTCCAAATATACAGAAGATGAATTCAACTCATTTTATGAACAAACCATCGAGCCTTTAGCCATTCAAATGTCTGAGGCTTTTTCTTTAGGTTTACTTACTCAAAATGAAATCATGCGTGGTGAAGAGATTATCTTTTACAGTGAAAGACTTCAATACGCATCCTGGAATACAAAGGTTACAGCGATTGAAAAGCTCATGGGGTTAGGTATTATGTCACTGAATGAATCAAGAGGGTTGTTAGGACTTGAACCAGTAGAAAACGGTGATAGAAGATTACAATCACTCAATTATGTCGATGCGACAAAAGCAAACGAATATCAAGTAGGGAAGGATGATTTAAATGAAGGTAACAATTAACGGTAAGGTTTCAAAAGATGTATTAAATACTGTTTTAGAAGAACAGAAAGACAAGATTAATACAATCGAAACCTTTTGTAAGACTCACAAGATTAGTGAGTTTTCATACAAGGACAATGAACTTGAATATGTGTATGAAAAGCAAGCAACAAAACCTAAGGAGGTTGAGAAACGATGAAGAAAGAAACTAGAATAGCTGAAGTTAGGCTGGAAGAAACTGATGACAAGATGGTTTTAGAAGGTTATGCGATCGTTTATGATGAACCCACTCTAATTGGTGATGAATCCTATGGGTTTATCGAAAGTATTAGTAGAAGTGCAATCACTGATGCAGCCATTAAAGATGTGCCAATGAAGTATAACCACATGGACTCATTTTTAATCATTGCTCGAACTAAAAACGGCTCACTTACTTTAACAAGTGATGATGTCGGATTAAAGGTTAGAGCTGAGTTACTTGATACACAAAGCAATCAAGATATTTTTAAGATGGTCAAATCAGGCTTGTTGGATAAGATGAGCTTTGCATTTGTTGTAAGTGAACAGGAATGGAATCGTGATGGTGATATTCCAAAAAGAACTATCAGAAAGATTGAACGTTTATATGATGTTTCAATCGTTGACACACCTGCTTATGATAAGACTTCGATTTATGCTCGTTCTTTAGAGGCTATGGACTTAGAACTAAAGACTATGGATTTAGCAGAGAAAAATATGAAGGCTGAACTTATAAGAAGAAAACTAAATTTGAAAATAAAAATAGGAGAATAAGAAGATGAATTTAGAAAAAAGAAGTAATGAGATTAAAGCACGCATCACTGAAATCAAAGGTTTGATTGGTGCGGAAGTAACACTTGAAGTGTTAGAACAATTAGAAGCTGAAGTTGATGAATTGAATAAAGAGAAAGATACAATCGAAAGAAAGCTCGCTATTCAAAATAAAACGAAAATCAACCCAGTGGTTATTGAAAGATCAAATCATGTGGACAAAGATCAATTAGAAACACGTGGTAAGAACTTAAGAGAAAGTAGAGTCATTCAAGTATCAAGTGAAGAGATTCTATTACCTGAACACATTGCTGATGGCATTGCACCGCATCCATTCGCACAAG